TTAATTTGCTTTTTAAATATTAACTTTTGAAATAGCATCTTCATAGCTTACGACTTGTTTTGAGCTTCTATACGAGAGTTTATCCATTTTTCAAGGCCATCTATTGTTTCTTCAGTTTGTTGTTCAAATACAAGCCCATCTGTTTTCATACCATGCGTATGTGCTCTTTCAAGCAAATCATTCCAACGTTCTCTTAATGTAGGCTCTGGCATTGGATCTTGTATTTCCTGAACAATAAGCTTACCTCTGCGATTAAGATAATTCTCGCCGTTATTCTTTTTCATCTGTTCCATTGGATCCTTAGCTTGCAGTTCCATATCATCTACTATAGGCATTGGCTTAGGTACAGTAGCAAAGATGACTTTCTCTTCAACCATTTTCTTAGGTATGCCTTTGGACTCTGCGTGTTCCATTACAAAATTCTTAGTTTCATTTTCAAAGAATTCTTCTTCTTCAGGTATTTCTTCAAATAAGTCTGAGTTATCTTGCATACCACAATCATCACAATCTTCAAAATCTTCTTCCTCTGCAAATAGCTGAGGTGCTTCAAAAGCTTCTTGTGGTGTACGAGGTTGCATACCTGGTTCTGGCCTTGCATAACTATCTTCGATAGCTTCTATTTCTTCTTCGGAAAGTTTAGCTGTCAAAGTACCTGTCAACTTATTCTTAGTTGGCGGTGGTGGTAAAGGTGTCATTTGAGCCTGACGTATAGGCTCTTCTTTAACGATTTCTTTCTTTGTGGACTTAGATACCACTTTCTCTTTTTTAAGCTCTGTAACAGGCTCTATTTTAATAAGAGAGTCTTTAGCAATCAAATCTTTAATTGCATTGTTGAATTGTTCATCAATACTTTTAGCATCACTTGATAAAAATATAGGGTTGAACACTTCCGTTTTTCTCTTTGCATCTTTATAAGCGCAAAGAATGACAACGTCCATTTTACCGTTGTCTTTGTCTACCAAAATGGTAATCTTAGCTTTTTCAGCCAAGCTTTCTAATTGTTGTAACATAACTGTTTTAATTTAGATTAATAATAATACTGTCAATGCGATTCCTACGCATAATCCCAATACGAAGTAATCAAGTTTTGTTTTGTCTAACATTATTTGATTTGGTTTTTAAGATGTTGAATTAAATATTTAGCATAATCAGTTACAAGTTCACTGCCTTTGTAATCAAATGATACTACATTTTCATTTACGGCTTTATTGTAAGCTTTCTCCAATCTTTTAATTTCAAAGTTAGCCGTTTGTATCTGAGTGATTCTAAACTCATCTGGCGTGTCCACAAATACGATACCATCAAATAATCCTTCAGGGATATCATCTACCAATTTTTTAATGATAACATCCATTTCAATATTGTTAGCATTTCTAAGTAATGATAAGAAAGCTACACAATCTGATGTATGCTCGTCATAAGAAAGATCACAACCAGGTACTGCACATTTTACTTTCTTTAAAGTTTCTTTACCAAGCATTCCACCATGATGTTCGGAAGCATAAGCTATATGCCGAGATCCTACTGTATATGGGTGAGGATTGTGATTTACGTGTTGAACAGATTTAAGTTCAACAATTGACTGACCTTTGAAAGATTCCCTGATTAGGTCCTCGATTTCTGATAATGATAATTTTGACATAATTGTAACTGTTTTTAATGGTTAAACTAATTTATGCGATACTGACATTTGCTGCACCTTGTCAATGAGGTGTCTAATAAATTCAAGACGTTGTTTATTACATTGAAGGACGTGATCATCACTGCCTTTTATTCGGATATAATCTTTATCATAATCATAGCGTTTCCACCAAAATTCACCTTCTTCAAAATACCTGTCATACATAAACTTACTGTTTACGTGTTGTGTTGGTCTTTGTGAATGAAGGTATACGATACATACCTCATAATCTCTACTGCTTCCTTTAGCGTGCATTAATACCTGATTACATAATGCTAACGGCAATGTGTTTTCTAATTGAACTGATAAAGAAAGTTCATCTTCTATTTGCCGGAATACCGACAATACTGTTATTTGATCTACAATGTTCATTTCTTTGGATTTATAAGTTCTCTCCAATTCGGATATTTCTCCAAAAATACTATGTGCTCTTCATCAAAATTCATATTGACATAAAGTATCAGTTCTCTTTTGGTATAATTGGTATTGTTCAACACAACTGTTAGAATAGATTCAAGGCCCATAGAGGCTCTTTTACAGTCCATCCATATAAAGTGTAAGATTTCTTCTCTTCGTCTTACTACGCCTTTATAATAGGCTCTGTTCTTCTTGTGAAGTCTGTCAATCCAATGGTCAAAGTGTCTTTGACATAGCGGTGTGCCTATCTCATTCTGATAATAGGCTTTGTCATTACAGGGCGTGCCCTGAATAGTTTTCTTTTTACATCTCATTACTTTTCAGTTAAAGTCGGTGCATCCATATTGTTGCCATCTTTGACAAATTTCTTTTGTGCCCAAGATAATTCGGCAACATAATCGCCTTCGCCTTTCATTCCGCTATATCGAATTGCGGTATCATCAAGGCCAAAGAATTGAATGTTTCTAATTGAGCCAAGACGTAGCTTGTCTTCTTTGTTTTCGGCTTTTAACTTCCAGCCTACTGTTTTACTTTCGTGTTGTAATAAGATTACTTTCATTTTATAGTGATTTAAAAATTTCTTTATTAGTTTCTTCATATGAATTCGTATGACTGTCATATGAAATCACAAAGGTTTCTTTTATAAACTTCTTGAATTTGTCGAAGTTATCGCAAACATACTGTTGCTTGTCATCAAATGTATTAGTAATAAGCTCATTATTGTCTTTATGAAATTTCTTTATAGAACCTCTCATTTGAGCTATAGTCAACCCTCTGTTATTCAAATAACAAAAGATACCCTTTTGTATCTTAGAATATGAATTAATAGATGTCATCGTAATTGTTCTTAAATTTATAACTGTCTATTGTATTAGCAAGTTCCGCTAAACGCTCTGCTTGCGTAAAATTCTTTTCTAACTTTATAAGCCTAACCTCCCACTTGTCTATTAACAATTGTACGTTAGCTGACCTGTGAACATCAGACTTTAAATTAGAAATGTGTGACCTAACCCTACTTAATGTAGTGATGTCAACATTACCTATTGGTACCAAATTCTTCTCTGGCTTCTTCTTGTACATTTTCAAATCTATTTAATCATTACTAATTATCCTAATATAAATTTCCTGCAATATCACCCTAATACTTACACAAAGAGACACTGTAGTCTTACAGCGTAGCGGCTAATCTAACTTAAAGTCGC